TGATTTAATACCACCAGTCGAGAGGCCGGTGGTATTTTTGTACCTAATTTAAAAAGGAGGATTTGAGAATGAAAAAAGCTATGCTGAGTCAGCCTATGGGAGGCAAAACAGACGAAGAAATTATCGAAACCAGAGAAAGAGCCATGAAAGCTTTGAAAGAAAAGGGATTTGAAGTTGTAAATACGCTTTTCACAGACGAATGGTACAGCCATGAGAATATGGAAAAACGCGGAGTTGTTCAGATACCGCTGTGTTTTCTGGCAAAATCTCTTGAAAACATGAGTTTGTGTCATACGGTTTATTTCTGCAAAGGCTGGGAAAATGCCCGCGGGTGCAGAGTCGAACATGACGCTGCCGTAGCCTACGGACTGGAAATTATTTATGAATAGGAGAAAAAAGATGAAGAAAAAAATGAAGAAAAATGTAATGGCCTTGTTGGCGGCGTTTGTTCTGTTATGTGCATTTCTTACTGGCTGCACCGAGGTGGATCAGGTAAGTAACAATATTTCGAAAGAAGCTGACAATTTCAATGTAACCCGCAAACTCACAGTGTTAAATGCCAGAACCGACACGATCCTGCTGGAGCTGACAGGAACCTTTTCATTACAGAATAACTCGGAGAATGAACTTGAGGTCATCATCGAAACGGCGGAAGGAAAATACCAGAAGGATCTGGCCTATCTCAATGATTATACAATGTACGTTGTTGAAGACATTTCCGGTTCTGATGTAGATAAATACCATTATGAAATCAATTTTCTTCCGGAGTGGGGCGTAAAAGTTACTCACGAAGATTAATTGCGCCGGCGCAACGAAGGGAGGTGAGAGGGGTGCGAGTAACGGTAACGCGAGAATTTAAGGACATTGAAAATGACCTGGCGCTTCGGACGGTTGGCGAGAAGCTGAATCTTCCGCCGGCCAGAGCACAGTATCTGGCCGCTGTAGGAGTTGTAAAAATTACAGAACAGGAGAAAGGCGGTGATCCAAAATCTCCCGATGAGACGCAGGGTTAGGCGTCTTATTTTTATGCCCGGAATGGCAGAAAACTACCGGAAAGGAGAACAAAATGACACAGGAACAGTTTGAGGCACTTGGCATTGAAAAGAGCCTTGCGAAAAAAGCCGCGGATGAGTCGAAAAAGGAGCTTGAGGGCTATGTGCCGAAAGCAGACTACGACACGATGGAGCAGCAGAAGAAACAGCTGGAAACCACGGTGGGAGACTATAAAACGCAGATGGAGTCCTTGAAGACGGCAGCAGGCGATAATGCTGATCTGAAACAGCAGATCGCAGACCTTCAGGAGCAGAACGCCAACAAGGACAAGGATCACAAAAAAGAGCTGGATGATCTGAAGGTGACCAACGCAATCAAAATGGCGATTTCTGCATCCGCGCAGGACAGCGACCTGGTTGCAGGACTGATGGACCGTACAAAGCTGATCCTCGGTGAGGATGGAAAAGTAACTGGTCTAGATGAGCAGATCAAATCCCTGAAAGAATCCAAGCCATTTCTGTTTAAGCAGGAATCAAAACCGGTGCAGAAAAAGGGATTCTTTCCTATCGGACCCAAAGAGCAGAGCGGCCAGTCGAAAGAAGACGGTCATGTGTCCATGAAAGATGCCATCGCGGCAAGATTAAATCTGAACGAAGGAAAGGGTGAATAAGTATGGCAATTACACTGGAAGAAGCAAAGAAAAACGTGCAGGATGATCTGCAGATGGGCGTCATCGACGAGTTCCAGAAATCGAACTGGATTCTGGAGCATATCCCATTTGATGATGCAGTATCTCCGACCGGAGGCGGCGCAACACCGACTTACAGCTACACACGACTGAAAACACAGCCGACAGCAGAGTTCCGTGAGATCAACAAAGAGTACACCCCGTCGGAGGTTACAAAAGAGAGACATACCGTAGATATCAAAGTATTCGGTGGTTCCTACGAGATCGACCGTGTGATCGCCAATATGGGCGGTATTGTGAGTGAGGTAGAGCTGCAGCAGGCGCAGAAAATCAAAGCGGCGCAGGCTCTGTTCAACGATACTTTCATCAACGGCGATACAGGAGTCGATACGAAATGCTTTGACGGTCTTGATAAGGCACTGACAGGAAGCTCTACGGAATACAACACCACAACAGCGATCGACCTTTCGACAGCCGATATGGTTACGAAAAATTATCAGTATTTCCTTGATATGCTGGATGAGTTTCTGGGCGGCCTGGATGGCACACCATCGTTCATCGCCGGTAACAACAAGCTGATTTCGAAGATCCGTGCCTGCGCAAGACGTGCCAGCATGTACCAGATCACGAAGGACAACTGGGGAAATCAGGTGGAAAGCTATGCCGGAATCCCGTTTGTAGACCTCAAAACCAAACCGGGAACGAATGATGAAGTTGTTGAGATCGACGGAACCGAGGGAACCACATCTCTGTATGTTGCGCGCCTTGGAATAGATGGTTTGCACGCGGTTTCCTTTGCCGGTGTTGCACCGGTGCAGGTATGGGTTCCGGATTTCTCGACCGCCGGAGCAGTTAAAAAAGGCGAGGTCGAGATGAATGCAGCGATCGCGCTGAAAGCATCCAAAGCGGCCGGCGTATTCCGGAAAATCAAAGTAAAATGATGGAGGTAAAAAGAGAATGAAGGTATACAGCCCGAACAAATCCTATACCGGCGTAACGGCGTCTGTTCCTTTCTGCAACGGGCAGGGGGAAACTGATGATCCGTATCTGCTGAAATGGTTTGAAAAACACGGATATGAGGTAGAAAAACCGGTTGCACCAGAACCAAAGGAGCTGCTGGAACCAGAACAGCCTGTGGCAGAAACAATGGAAGAGCCTGTGGCAGAAACAATGGAAGAACCTGTTCCGAAGCCGGTGAAACCTGCGAAAAAAGCGAAAGGGTGATTCCATGAGCTATGAACCGTACGTAAGCCCGGAATACTACCGGGATACTTATCAGGACGGCGCTTTCGAGGAGGATGCAGAGCTTGTCCGGTATCTCCGTCAGGCATCCCGCCATATTGATTCCCTGACCTACAATCGGATTGTAGGCCGGGGATTTTCTAATCTTACGGCGTATCAGCAGGATCTGATCCGGGAAGTGATCTGCCAGCAGGCGGAATTTGAGTATGAGTACCGCGACGAAATCAATTCGGCGCTTTCCAGTTACAGCATTAACGGCGTATCCGTGCAGTTTGCGGAGAATACGTGGAATGTATTTTCCACAAAGGGCGTAGCCATGCGCCGGGATGTGTACGCAATGCTGTGCCAGACTGGATTGTGCTGCCAGGTACTGAGGTAGGTGATGTGAAATGAAATATCCATGTCTTGTACCGAAATCGTTCTGCAAGACAGAGATCCATCTGAGCATGGACAGAGAGGGGACAACAAAATATGGAGATCCGCTGCCGGCGGTGGAGTACAATGGCAAGTGCAATTATCAGGACAGCGCCAAAAGCGTCATGACATTCGAGAAAAAGCTGGCGCAGATTTCCGGAACTGCACTTTTTCCCGGGGATATCTGTCCAGAACTTGCTGTGATCTGTGGAGGATCTGCTGAGGTTTTTGGTGCAAAGAGAAGAATTCTGCAGGGAAGAAAAGCCAGAAACCCGGATGGGACGGTGAATTATACGGAGGTGCTGCTGATATGATAAAAGTTCATTCAAGTGTGAAACTGGATTTTGGAAAGATTCGGTTTTTGCAGGACGCACAGGTAGAAGCGTTGGAACAGACAGCGGAAGCACTGCACACAGAGGTTGTACAGGCGCAGGTAGTTCCAAGAGATAAAGGAACCCTGCAGGGACCGGGAATGTTTGTGGATACCTCCAAAAGTAAAGAGGGTGTAGTAACGGTTGTACATGCGGAACCATATGCACGTCGGTTATATTTTCACCCAGAGTACCACTTCCAGAAGAAAGAGAATCCAAATGCCCGTGGAAAATGGTTTGAGGACTGGCTGCCAGGCGGGAAAAATGCGGATTTTTGCCGTGAAGCTTATAAGTCCATATACAGGAGGATTACCGGAATATGACACTTGCAGATGTATGTGATTTTATAGAATCTCTTGGCATGGCGGACCACGTATATATGGGAGACATGCCGGATAAAGAAGAAAAATCAGTTGGAGTATACAACAGTAAACACCAGAATGTGTATCATACTGCACTTGGCGGTGCGCAGAACGAAGGATATGGGCAGAAATACGTTACTTTTTTGATCCACTGGAATAAATCCCTGCGTGAGACAGAAAAAGCCGCCACAGCCCTGTTTGACAGAATGAGGGAATTACGGGCATATAAGATTAATCAGGCAACAATTCAATTCATACAGCCGCTCTATAAGCTGCAGGATATCGGGAAAGATGATAATGGTATCTGTGAAATGGTCATAGAAGCGGCTGTGATTTTTAAGAAAGGGTAAAAAGCGATGGCAAAAGCGACAAATGTATATCCGGTTCTGGATAATAAATTTAAAGCAGGAGCAGCAAAAGAAAGCGCGACAGTGATCGCAGACATGGAACAGTTTTCCTTGTCTATTTCCAATGGCGTGGAGACTTGGACACCGATGGACACGGAAGGATGGCAGCGGGCTTTGATGACGGCAAAGGCAATCACAATTTCTATGAGTGGAAAGAGAAACATTGGAGATGCCGGAAACGATTTTGTGGCCGGGAAGGTGTTCAAAAATGGGCATGATGCAGAGGGCTATTTTGAATGGGAACTTCCGGATGGAACCACGATTGTCTGGACGAACGCCGTGTTTGACGTAAAGAACATGGGCGGCGGAGATTCGACAAATGTAGCGCCGCTGGAATTTGATGTAATCAGCAACGGAAAACCAACCGTAACACCAGCATTATAAGGAGAAAAAGCATGAGTAAGATTGTGAATATTACAGATAAACTGAATTTTGAAGAAAATCCGGCGCTGCAGATCGGAGAGATGCAGGTAGAAGTCCATGCGGATGCAGAAACAGTTCTCCGACTGATGGGAACCTTTAAAGACAAGGATGAGGCTGATATCAATACTGTGACAGAAATGATGGGTCTTCTTTTTGATCCGGAAGCAGTAGAGCAGCTGTGTGCGATGAAAAAGGATGGGAAGAAACTTTCTGCGAAATCTTTAATGGTTATCGTACAGGAAGCAATGAATTTGGTTATGGGAGAAGATTCGCCGGGAGAGCAGTGACCCGTACTATGACCTGATCGATGATTTTGACCTGATCGTATCATCGTTTCAGTCACAGTACGGGCTCCGATTGTCCAAAGAACTTCCACATGGAATGAAGTGGGATGAATTCAGGGATCTTCTGATTGGAGTCGGGCCGGATACCGCGCTTGGCCGTGTGGTAGAGATCCGGGCGGAAGATCAGAAGGAAATTCTGGAAAATTTTACTCCAGAACAGCACAGAATCCGGAATGCATGGAGAAGAAAGCATGCCAGAGACCTTGCAAAAACCATGTCGAAAGAAGAAATGGACATGGCGATGGATGGAATCAAGAATATGTTTCTTAGTATGGCAGGCTTGAAAACTGTTTGATAGAAAATCGTAGGAGGAAAAAACTATTGAGAAAAAGAAAATAAAGTGTCCGTATTGTGGACATGAGCAGAAAGTGCAGTATGTTCCAGATGCAAGATGCCAGGGGGTGTTTTTGAAATGCCAGGCGCGTCATTGCAAAAAAGAATTTGAAATAAAAATCAACCAGGACAAGTAGTGCCACTGTGCCGATGTCCTCGAAAAGAGGAAGGTGGTATAAGTGGCAACTACAATTGGCGAGATCGGTCTGGATCTTGTCGTAAATCATAATCAGTTTAAGAGCCAGATGGCCGGGATCAACGGACTGGCGAAAAAAGCCGGGGCGACTCTTGCAGCCGCTTTCGGCGTAAAAAAATTAATTGATTTTTCCAAGTCCTGTATTGAGCTGGGTTCCAACTTGGCTGAGGTGCAGAACGTGGTTGATGTTACCTTCCCGTCTATGGCGGAGCAGGTAGATAAATTCGCAAAATCGGCTGCCGGAAGCTTTGGTCTGTCAGAGACAATGGCCAAGAAGTACACGGGTACTTTCGGGGCGATGGCAAAAGCATTTGGCTTTTCTGAGAAGCAGGCGCTGGATATGGGTGCTACACTGACCGGTCTAGCCGGAGATGTGGCATCTTTTTATAATCTCAGCCAGGACGAAGCCTACACAAAGATTAAGTCAGTCTTTACAGGCGAAACAGAGTCCTTAAAAGATCTTGGTGTTGTCATGACCCAGACAGCGCTGGATTCTTATGCGTTGGCCAATGGGTTCGGCAAAACGACAGATCAGATGTCGGAAGCCGAAAAGGTGGCGTTGAGGTATTCCTTTGTTCAGAAACAGCTTTCTGCAGCAACCGGGGATTTCTCACGGACGTCCCAGTCCTGGGCGAACCAGGTTCGAATCCTGTCCCTGCAGTTCCAGTCCTTAAAAGCAAGTATTGGTCAGGGACTGATCAATATTTTTCTGCCGGTCCTGCGTATGATCAATACGCTGATCGGTCGGCTGGTTACGCTGGCGGATGCTTTCAAGAGTTTCACGGAGCTGATTACCGGAAATAAGTCATCAGGGCAGTCAGGTGTCGGAGCAGTTGGGGCGGATGCTGCCAGTGCGGCCGCCGGTCTGACGGATGCTTCGAGCGCTGCGGATCAGCTCGCAGACAGTACTTCTGGCGTGGGAGATGCAGCGAAACAAGCGGCCAAAGATATGAAATCCCTGATGGAATTTGACAAAATCAATAAAGTCAGCAAAGACAGTAGCACTTCTGACGCACAGAATTCTTCTGTCCCGAACAACATTGCTGGCAACATTGATTTTGGTTCGCTTGCGAGTGGGGAGACGGTTATTGATGATGTAAACAAAAAGTTTACGGACATGTTTGGGAACATCACTAAACTGTCAGAACCCGCGTTGCGGTCAGTCAAGCGGCTCTGGAATGAGGGTCTTACAAGACTCGGAAACTTTTCCGGTCAGTCGCTGAAAGATTTTTATCAGCACTTTCTAGTTCCGGTCGGGAAATGGACACTGGGAACAGGAATCCCGCGTTTTATTGATGCCCTGAATGATGGGCTGATGAAAACCGATTTCCCCAAAATCAACGATGCCCTGAATGACCTGTGGGATGCGCTGGCCCCATTCACAATCAATGTGGGCGAGGGGCTTCTGTGGTTCTGGGAGCAGGTTCTTGTTCCGCTTAGAACATGGACGGCAAATGAGATTGTTCCGAGATTCCTGGAGACGCTGTCCCTTGCAATACAGCTTCTAAATGCTGTCCTGGTAGCGTTGCAGCCGCTGTTTGAGTGGTTTTGGGAGAATGTGTTGCAGCCTATAGCACAATGGACGGGTGGCGCTTTCCTGACTCTGTGGGACGGAATTAATAAAGGATTACAGGTCTTTTCGGACTGGTGTGCAAAAAATCCAGGAATTATACAGACGATGGCAATTATTATTGCTTCGTTTTTTGCCGCTTGGAAAATTACAAAATTTATTTCCGACATTGCCGGCCTAGTATCCACGATTGGAGGAGCGTTCGGTACAATCAAAAATCTAACCGGATTGCTTGGATTGGTAAAATCTAGTATAGGAGCACTGGTTTCAGCATTGGGTGGTCCATTGACTATTGCAATAGCGGCAGCAATCGCAATTGGCATTCTGCTATGGAAAAATTGGGACACAGTCAAAGAGAAATGCGGCCAGTTACGTGATTGGGTTGTACTGAAATTCAATTCTTTAAAAGATGGGGCATTAAACGCGATCACGAACTTCTGCGATGGTGCGCAGTACGGCTGGAACATATTCAAAGACGGATTGAACTGGTTGTGTCAGATTGCTTTCGGGAAAATTACAGATCTGAAAAACAAATTCCTTGATTTTGTTTCTTTCCTGAAGAATATTTTTGCAGGAAAGTTTTCGGATGCGTTAAAAATGCCGGTGAATGGTTTGATCGGCATGCTGAATCATATGCTGACCGCGATTGAGAAGACAGTAAACTTTGCGTCCAATGCCCTGAACAAACTGAATGTCAAAATCCCAAGCTGGGTGCCGGGAGTTGGCGGCAAGAAGCTGGGCTTTCAGATTCCGACCGCATCCATCGCCAGAATCCCGTATCTGGCAGACGGAGGCTATGTGGCACGGAATACGCCACGCCTTGCCGTGATCGGAGATAACAAGCGTTATGGAGAGATTGTAGCGCCGGAGGATAAGCTGCAGAAGATGGTGGATCTTGCGGTCAGAAAAGCCAGTGGCGGAAGTGTAACGAAAGCGGAGCTGGAAAGCATTGTGAATTCCGCCGTGCTTCGGATTGTTGCAGCACTGTCTGCACTTGGTTTCAGCATTGATGGAGAAACGCTTGCCAGAGCTCAGCAGAAGGTACAGCAGGAGATGGACCGGAGATACAACACGGTACAGATTAATTAGGAGTAGGAGGAGACACATGTTACTGAGGGCAGGAAAAACAAACCTTCCTGCCCCGACCTCGATGACAGTGAATGATGAAATCATCTGGTCTGAGGACACGGGGCGGACGCTGAACGGAACCATGATAGGAGAAGCCATTGCTGAAAAGAAAACGATTGGTCTGAAATGGGAATGGCTGACAGAAGATGAGGTAAAATTGCTGAAAAACAGCCTGGTAATTGGTTTCTTTCCACTTACGTTCCACGATGCGGGAAAGGATCATACCTTGACAACGTACCGCGGTACACTGTCCAAGGAGCATGCAGGGGAGATCTCCGGTGTGTATTACTATAAACGCGTCAGCGTTGATATTGTACAGAGGTAACTATGATCAAAACAAGTAAAGAATGCAGAAAAAAGCTGCAGAGTGAAAACCGATATCTGGAAGTAGCCGATAAAATCATATTGGCAGATGGGACGGAACTGCAGCTTAATAATGGGAAGATATTGTCCTACAGCATCTCAGATGCAACATCTTCCACCAACAGTTTTGACATCGGTGCTGCCATTATCGGGAAATGGACGGCTACGCTGAATAATCAGGATGGTAAGTATGACAGCATGACTCTGGAAGGAGCATCAGTTGCTGCCATTGTATCGATTGATCTGGAAGAGGAGCCGGAACTGCTGCGGAAGGGCACGTATACGATATACAATGCAACACGCCAGGGAGCAGGCCTGCGCCTGGAAGCTTATGATAATATGGCTTGCTTCGATAAAAAGTATGACAGTATCCTTACCTATCCGGCGACAATCCGCCAGATTGTGCAGGATGCCTGCCGGAGCTGCGGCGTCATACTTTCATCCAAGAGATGGGATAACGATGACTATGTTGTAAACACACGGCCGAAAAGCGACGCGTTGACGTACCGCGATGTGATTTCCATGGCGGCGCAAATGTGTTGTAAATATGCCCGGTGCAACGCAGACGGAGAGTTGGAATTGTCCTGGTACGGGGAGGCTCTTGAAGAGCAGGTGCTTCTGGATGAGAACGATGAGCCGATTTTACTGGATGGCGATGATGAGTTTCTTCTGTGGGACACGGTATCAAGAGAAGAAATGCTGAATAATACCATTGAGGATGATGCCTATTACTGCCACCAGGTCCCGGAAAAATACAGCCTGACAGCCGGGGAACAGGATATCAGTATCACCGGTGCGGGTGTGGTGTATAATCAGACAACGTATCTGTGCGGAGATACGGACTACAGCCTTGTGATTGAGGATAATGATCTGATCCAGAGCGAGGAGCAGGCGAAGGAGATCGCGTCTTATCTGTACAGCAAATTATATGACATGCAGTTTCGAACTATTGCTTCGAGCATCCCAAGCGACCCATCCATCGAAGCAGGAGATGCCGCCTGCGTGACAACCAGGAAGGGAGAAAGGTATTACACATACGTTACCAATACCACCTTCGCAGTCGGCGCGGCACAGAGCATTTCATGTGGAGCTGAGGCCCCGGAAAAGAATCGGAGCGATCAATTCTCGGCAGTGACCAAGGCGTATATCAAATCACAGAATTATACAGATCGGGAGATATCAGACTACGACAAGATGGAAAAGCAGCTGTGGAATCTGATGACAACGGCTTTCGGTGCATATCAGACCGAAGAGGTGCAGGAAGACGGTAGTAAGATCTTCTATATGCACAATAAGCCGCGGCTGGAAGAATCATCGACGATCTGGAAACGGACCATTGATGCAATCGCCGTTTCGACGGATGGTGGAAAAACCTGGAATGCTGGCGTGGACAAGAACGGAAACGCAGTGCTGAATATCCTTTCTGTGATCGGTCTTAATTTCGATTGGATCAAGGGCGGAACTGCCGTATTCGGTGGAAAAGATAACGGAAACGGCAGTGTTAAGGTGCTGGACCAGAATGGAAACGTAATCTGCCAGATGGATAACAACGGAGCTGCGATCAACGGAAGGGTGACCAGCAAAAATGAAGTGGATGGATTTTCTGTAGCTCTCGAAAACGGAAAAATGGTCGTAACAGACAAGCAGGGAGCACGGATCTGTGAAATCTATCTGATGCAGATGATTGAGAGCGATGGCAGCCATTGGATTGCTACAATAAGCGGAAATGGGCAGAATCAGGCGTATATTACGCTGGATGGTAAGAATGGAGAAATTGCTGTCCAGGCGGATAAGTTCCGCATGGGATCATCGGCAGGAGTGTCTGGAAAAGTTGTATTCTCAAATGGAACGTTTCTGACACTCAAAAACGGAATCGTAATCGGTGGAAATTCACAGAACGGCAGTTTCTGACAAAGGAGGAAAATATAAGTAACTAAATATATTGTCAAATGTGATATAACGTGTTTAAATATATAAAAGGAGAATCAT